TGATATAATATGTTTTTATAATCTATTTGACTTAGTGAAACTGTTGACTAGGCAGTTTCATATATAAATAAATGTCTATGTTATTAGTCAAAAGAAAATTATCAATATGCTTTTAGAAAACTTTTATAACTTTAAAACGACTCTTTATTTATTAAAAACAGTTTTGTGTATGCTTACTCACATTAAAGGGATCAATTCCACAAATAACTGTTATTTGATAACTAACATGCTTACACACATTGAAGGGATCATTGTTAGTATCTTTTATATCTACTTAATGTAGATATCACCATCCAGTGGCTCCTGGTATACTGAATCAGTTTCATCAGTGGCACTTCTGGTATGGAATTTGTTTGTCTCTATTTGAATGTTGCAACTCACAACATTCGCCATTTCATGGTACATTAATGTCCACTGAAAGGGTATTTTTGTTTGTGCACAGGCTTCATTCAATTCATCTCTCACGCGAATGTACTCATCTTCACCTCGCCAGAATGCAAATCGCATGGCGTTTGTGAAGTTCTCCATGAGTTGTGTTGAGAGAGAGTTCTTTGTATTTGTTCTTACCCAGTGCAATAATTGGTTTACCTGAGACTCATTTGGAAGCATAGTTATTCCATGCTCTCCTTTTAGGAAACCATTTTTGAGGAACTGAACATGTTTCAACTCCTTTGCTGTTACAGTTGGTGTTTTGTCTGGATTCGTGACTTCATAACCCAGATCATTGTAGGCTTGTACCAATCTATCAACTGTGATGAATGGCCGGGCTAATGGAGAAATTGATATTACAATATCATCTGCAGCTTTTACACTTCTAACATTTTCCATGATAAAGGGAATTGTAGCATAATGTGGAGCATACTTTTGTAAAACATGCTTACACGCAATACCCAAAATCATTTCATGAACTTCTGAATTCTCCATAAATGTTCCTGGATGCCCGGACAACAGACCTGATGTCTTTGTATAGAGGATGTCCTCAAATACAACGTCTGTATGAATATAATCAACAACCAAAGCCAACGCTATCTTCTCATAATCCTTATTCCACGGGAGTCC